GGCCTGGGCCATGATCTCTGCACCGGAAATGCCCCGATCCTGACGGCGGTTCCACAGGTCGGGGGAGGCCACGGTGTAGCTGATAATCTCATCTTTTGGTGTCATGCTGAGGATGATCTCAGCAGCCTCCGTGAGCGTCAGGTTGGGTCTGTAAAGCTCACGGTAGACGTAGAGCTTGCCCTCCGGCGAAACCGCCCACCAGTAACAGGCCGTGCAGTCCAGGCCGTAGTCCAAGCTACGAAACCGCTTCCACCAGCGGGGGATTTCAAAAGGCTCGACGACGTGGATGTCCTCACGCCACTCGGGGAAATACTGCCCGGCAAACACGTTCCAGTCGCCTTCGAGCAGCGCCCTGCGCTCCGCTTCGGGCAAGCTCTGCAGGCGGCGTAGGTAGTCCGGGTCGTTCTTGAGCAGGTAGGGGTTGTCCTGAACCCTGGCCGGAATGAAAGCGTACCGGACTCCCGTCTCGTCCTCCCAAACGATGTCCCGCAGGCCTTTGTCCACGAACATTTCCTTGACCCAAAGGTGGCCGATGTTCCCTGGGTTGCTTGCGGCCCTGGCCCTCGGCCACGCACCGGGGACCGTGGAGCGAAGACGGGAGCCGACCAGGTACGTCCACATGTACTTTGTGAAGTGGGTTAGCTCGTCAAAGCCGATGAAGCCGTACTCAGACGACTGGTACTTGTGAACGTCGGACTCTCGCTCACAGTACCCAAACTCCAACACAGAACCGTTCTTGAAGTACCACGCCTTCTCGCTGGCTCTCCACTCGCAAACGCTGCGAGGGAACTTCTCCAAGCTTCGCTGGATCAGAGACCGATTCAGCTCCGGGAACGTGCGGCGCAAAAGCAAAGCCCTGTTGCCGGGAGTCTCCACGCATTGGATGAAGGCCTCCCACAACAAGGCTTCGGACTTGCCGCCGCCAGCAGCCCCGCCGTACAACACCACATCGGCAGGGCAGGAGTGGAACACCCGCTGGCGTTCCGTGGGCACGTATACGGTTGAGAGGTCAAACTCCCGCACCCGGATCATTCGAGCCTCTGCGGCCTCGGCACGCCGCCCAGGTTGATGGTGAACTCAATCGGAGCGCCGCCCTTGCCGGTAATCTCCTGACGGTCGTTGTAGCGATCACCGCGTCGAGCCTTGAGAACGCGCTCAATCATCCTCTGATCGCCATTGAGGTAGCCCAGCATGAGCGCAGTCTCTTCCACAAGGTCCGTACAGGCTTCGTGGGCGAGCTGCTCCATCTCAACGAACTCCTTGTACTTGCGCCATTCGTTGCGGACCTTCCACACAGACACACGGGCGCTGTCCGCCGCGCCGCTCTCGGTGCCCTTCCAGGACAAAGCCTTGAGGTAGACGATCATCTTCTCCCGCTCTGGGTGGCCTAGCATGAAGTCGTCGGGCACGATAAAGCGGTCGCTGAACACACGGGCCTTGTCAAGGGCCTCTTTGAGGATGTTTGCTAACAGCATCTGCGGCGGTTCAGCCAACGCTATCACCCAAAACAAAAGACCAGGCGCACATGCCTGGCCGTTATAGACAATGCGGCTTAAGTATATACTAGCATGTAAACCCCGCCGTGTCAACACTAATGCAATAGCGGCGCGGCTTAGAAGTCGATCGGGTAGCGGGTAATTCTGAAAGGTTTTGCCGTTTTGCGCACGCGCCTGTTGCGGGAGCCGGAGGACTTCTTGCTACGGTTGCGCCTGCGAATATCCTCGCTGTAGGCTTGGCTGATACCGAAGAACACATCCGGGGGAAGCTCACTGGTCGAAAAATGGCGCTCCCGCCAGTTGTAGAACCTGTCCTCCTCCGGCACATCTGCCCACGGGCCTGGGCCGTACTTGGACAGCATGTATGCTCGGTAGAGCTTATAGATATACACATGGCTGTACGATCGCTTCAACGGCCTTGACCTCCTCCCCGGACTGAAGCCCGAGGATTCCTAGTCATCTAAGCCCTTGAGCGCCAGGATCTCCAGGGCCGATGATCGATCGCCCGTACAGCTGATCATCCTGGGTGCCCGCACGTACTCGATGCGGAAGCCGAGTTTCGTATACAACTCCACAATCCTGGGCGTCGCCTGGTTGGAGGCTATGACGGGGCCCGGGTGACGGGCCAGCCATTCAGCCAGGCGTACCTGGTCATCCCAGCTGAACCCCTCTTTGGAGTACTGCCGGAACTCCACATCATAGGGTGGGTCAGCATAGATGAAACTGTTCGACTCAAGCTCAAGCTCCCCAAAATCCCCGGAATAGAAACGCCACTCGTTGAAGAAGGTGCGGTACCTGTCCAGGTCCACCTCGTAGTTGATGTGCTTATACTTGCCGAAGGGAACATTGAACTCGCCTTGCCGGTTGAAGCGGCATAGGCCGTTGTAACCCGTGCGGTTGAGATAAAAGAACAACTGAGCCGCTTCAGCGGTGTCGGCCTGCCCTTGCCGGATCAGCTCGTTGAAGCGGCGGCGGTGGGCGTAGTAGAGATCCCGGTCGTTACGCATCTCGATAGTGAACTCCAGGCCCTTGCCTACCCAACGATAGAAATTGATCAGGTGCGGGTTGATGTCATTCAAAACGGCATGTTTGGGCAACAGCCCCAAGGTCACGGCCATGCCGCCGCAGAAGGGCTCCACGAAACAGCGGTGTTCATGCCCCCTGTAGAGCTTTTGTATGATGGGCACCAGCCACCGCTTGCCGCCTGCCCACTTGAGCAACGGTTTTAGCATAGGAGCCCCCCTAACAACTCGATTCGCTTCTGACCCGGCCCTAACCCCGGAATGAATTCCGGGGCTTGCGGGCCGGGTTCTCTCTTATCATTCCGTCCTCTTCGCCAGCGCCAGCCATACCTTCGGCTGAAGCACCTTCAGGTATGTGCCCTTCATGCCCATGTTGCGGGTTTCGACGACGCCGATCATCGCCAACTTCCGCAAGGCGATGGTGGCTGTGGATCGGCTGTACCCAACACGGTCCGCTACGCTGCTCAACACCACAGGGCCGCCGTTGGGGTACAACTTAGCAAGTGCGGCGATAACCTCTCGCTCACTGTACGACAGGTTGCTGTCAATCAGCTTCATCACGTTCATTGTCAAAACTCCCCTCCTGAGCTTGTTACTTGATTACCTCATGGCAGTCGATGCAGCGCGGCTCGTAGCCCGCATGGGCACGCTCACGATGCGGCCCCTGCGCGCTGGGGCGGCTAATCGGAAACCACACCCACCGTTTCTCAACGAAGAAGTGGATATCACAACCTACAGCTACCACTCTTCCTCCTCTACAACCGGAACGATGGGGTCTTCGTCGGTTTTGAGACCAATCAGTTTAAGGCCGCTGGCTTCGCCCCAGGGGGACAGCCAAAGAGGCGTGTCGAGATCCATCACATATTCACCGCCCTTATACCCCTCAAAGGCTTTCCCGACGGCAGATTGACACTCTTGAAGCAAATCCGATACAGTTCTCCCGTTGGCATCAGGCTCAAAAGCAAGGTCGCTGTAGTAGCCTCGGTAACTGTCTAAAGCACCCAAACCAACGACCTTCCGATTGGGATCTAGGGCAGAAAGGACATCGATGATTTCCCCGAGCGTCATTTGGGTCTCAGAGCGGTTCCTTCGCTCGATTTTGTTCATCAGATCGATGATTTGCTGGAGGGTCACACCTCGTCACTCCCTCTCTGTATATCCGGCCTCGCGCATGGGCAGGGCTATGATGGCAGGCTCGCGCCCTCGGTCCCGTTGAACAGCGTGCGTTGCTGTGGCTTTCGCTCCGGCCCAACCGTCAATCGCATGATGGCCCGCCCGATCGCCTCAGTGGACTGCCTCTGGTGGTGTCGCACAATCTGCTGGTAGCGCGGGTCCTGCAGCCACTGGCGCTGCTGGCGGCCGACCTTGGCGGAGTCCTGCTGGCACTGCACAATGGCGTGCCACTCTGCTCCGGCCCTGACGGCGTTGGCAATAGCCTCGTTGATGACTTCCTGCAGTGTCATACAGCGCTCACCTCCGGTCGCCCCGGCACCTCGTGGCACTCGACACACCGGGGCTCGTACACGTCGTCGCCGCCGGGCAGAATGACGGGGCTGTCCCACGGCGCAGGCTCCCCGTTGATTAGCCGCTGGGTGCGGGTCGCTAGCTCACCGCAGCGGGCGCATACGGCCGCCAGCTTAGTAACGCTGTCGGCCATTGCCAACAGGTATGCCATGCCGTCAAAGGGCTCGCCGCGAAAGCTCGTGTCCAGCCCGGCGACGATGACCTCATGGTCGCGGGACAACTCGACCAGACGGCGCACCTGGAATTGGTCCCAGAAATGCGCCTCATCGACGGCAAGCACATCAGCGCCGTAAACCTCGTCTGGGGACCGCACTGGTTTGGCAACAATGCTCTTGCCGCTGCGGCTGAACAGGATGTAACCGGTCCGGTTGACCCCTAGCTCATGCACGAAAACCTTGGCTTCCCGTCCATAGGCCCTGGCCTGCTGGACGCACCGGATCAGTTCTGCCGTTTTCCCGCTCCGCATCGGGCCAGTGATGACGTGGAGGCTCACTGCGAGCCACCTCCAGCCGCTGCGCGCAGGTCCTGTATCACCCGCTCCACCCCTGCCCGCAGCGCCTCGTACTGCTGCTTCCACCGCTCGGCCTCGGCGCGTGCGGCGTTAAGCTCTTGCTCCAGCGCCTCGATGCAGTCCAGCAGCATCAGGGCGGTCTCAATGATGCGCCACTCATACGTACCCAGCGTGATCTCCACGGCGGTGCGACGCAACTCGGCTAGGCGATCAGGAGTCAGATCTGTCATCGTCACTCCACACCCCCCGCAGTCTCCGTCGCCACAGGCAACCGCAACACCTGCCCAACCCGCAGTCTTCCTGGGTCTACATCCGGGTTGAGCCGCTGGATCTCATGGACCATCTGCCCCGTGTGCGCCTCGGGCCAGCACGTCTTGGCGATGTGCCACAGCGTGTCGCCCGGCATGACCGCCCACTCCGCGGGGCACGACCACGACACAGGCTCCGACACAGGCGCTTTCATGTAGTACAGGTGCACCATAACGTACACAGTCAGCACCGCGGTGGCGGCGTACAGCAGGGCGGACAGCGTGATGACAATCCCCTTCAGCACGACCCTCAGCGCCCGTCGCCACGGGCTGCGGCGTGCATGAGAGGCGAGCATGAGCTACTCCTCCTCGAAGCTATCGGTGTCAGGCACATTCTAGCACATTAGCGGTTTTGGTGTCAAGAGAAATTTTAGGCTATGTTTTTCCTGGCAAAATTTGCTAGGGCCCAACGGGGTCCCAGGGTCCGGCGGGCCTCGCCGCCGGGGCCGGGGTGGGGTACGCCCCCCATACCATACCAACACCATGCCAGCACGTGCGCTCGGCAGCGCCGCCGGACGCAAAAAAGCTCCGGCCGACTCCAAAAAGCCTATTGACAACGTGTTAGTATTGTGCTACTTTGGCAGTGACAACACGCAAGGAGGTTGAGCCTCATGAAGAAGCGTCCGTTCACGCAGGACGAGCTGACCGAAGCCATGGCAGCGCTAGACGAGGAAGCCTTAGAGTTGGTCGCGTACTGCACTACTTGCAAAGGTGCACATGTTGACACGATGCTAGTGCCATGCTATGATGTAGACGAGAGATGAACCTTGACAACTTATCACAACAAAGAAAGGAGACAAGGAGACAATGAACGTGAAGCTGCCATTGTATCAACTCATAGCGAGAGCTGGAGATGCCGCGGACAATTGCGCGAAGAACGGTAATGAAGAATGGCGGCAGGCATGGCAAGAGCTGTTGGAGAAGTGCGAAGAGCTGCTCCCATCTGGGAGCGGATTCGACGCTGGGACCGCGATCGAACATGCCAGCGCCAAAAAGATCGTTCTGCGGACAAGCTTCCACCATATGAACGAGAGCGGATTTTATGATGGGTGGACCGAGCACGTCGTCACCATAACACCGAATCTGGTAACTGAATTCGAGTTGAAAATAAGCGGCCGTAACAGGAACGGTGTAAAGGAATACATCGCGGAAGTTTTCTACGACGTGCTGAGACAAGAAGTTGTCTGGGACGGTGAAAAGCTAACGCTACCAGAGCGCTAGCACACANGCACAATGCCGCGTCCACAGAAGGACGCGGCTTCTTTTTTGTGTCCTCTTGACATTGTGCTAACAGCGTGCTATTATGGCATTGACAAAACCTAAGGAGGGTTCGCCTATGGAGGAAAAAACTATCTCGATCTTCCTCGACTCAGCGATCGGAATGGGATATAAAACGTTGTCCGTTGCAGTTAGCTTCGTCCATGCTTATATCGTAGACGAAACGGACAAGGCGATTAGGATTCGACCGTATAACGGGGCCCATACACTTTGGGTCCCAAAAAGCGCACTGCAGCGGATCGATGGGACAATCCAGGGATACAAGCTCGCTAGCTGGTTCGGACGGACCGGTTATCCAGCTTGGTTCCTAAATCACTATCGCCGCGACAGCATATTGACAGGGTAAAGCAGCACTCGTAGCGCTACCATAGCACTATTGCCACACAAGGCCGCGTCCACAGCAGGACGCGGCCGATTTTTTGCGCTCCAACTAGGCGAATTCTCGAAAATGCGCTCCTGGAGGCGCTTTAGGCCACAGTTTGCGACAATTTGCGGCCGCTGCAAACTATGCCCNGATCGNCNAAAGCCGCATCAATAAAGCATTTTACCTATGCCTTATACTGATAGTTATAGTGTTAAATCGACTTTGAGGGTGGTGTAAAGTATTTGGCCTTGACATCGACGTCAAACGTATTTATCTACATAACTATGCCCCCAAAAACCGCTTGTAGAGCGGTTTTGCGCCCGATTTTACAGTTTGTTCCAGCCGCAAACTATCGCAAACTATGCTCCACCAACACGACAAAATTTTTTCGTTGTGGGTGTTGACAGCACGACAGTAACATGCTAATATGTAAGTGCCAGCAGAACCCAACGGAAAGGAGCGGATTGCCTTGGTACACAAGTACGCACAGGGAACATACTTGCAGGCCGAAGAAGCCGCCTACCCGCACGGTCGCATGACCAGGCGCGGGCGCGCTCTGTGGCCTGACGGCAAGATCCGCCGCGTTTGGGCGGGGCTCCCGGACAGCTTTTTTAGCATCCCCGCATATGGACGTTTGCGGGGCCGGCGCGTCAAAGGGTTTCTGACCGTTACGGAGGATGGCGTTTTGGTGTTCAATTACGAGGAGTAACACAGGAGGTATTAAGACATGCGCGAGGTTGATTTTCGTTATCTTCGGGCCGCGCTGGAGTCTTTGAACTCCAGCACTGATCTAGTGCTGGCGAACGGGCGGGTGAAAGCGACACTTTCCCGGCAACTTTCGCCTTACGCCTCCCGGCGCGGTGTGGTCTATGAGCAGATCGAGCCCATCGCGGAGGGCGCACTGCTAGCTGCTAATTATCGCTATGTGGTAGCGATAAGCCCTTCCCTGCACCGCGTGCAGGAGGCTATCGAACGCGGTCCTCGTCCGTTTGATGACGCGCTAGGATGGGACGGGCCGCGCGCGTGGTGGGTTGTGGAGCGCGTGCCGATGACGCTCCTGCGCTCGATCCTCGAAACTGCCAGGACTTACGGCCTTGTGGGCCGCGACGAGTGGACGGAGCCCCCGCTTTTGTATACGGCTTGGCTCGTGCCCGTCGTCGTGGGGTGGGACGAGGACGGGCGGCCGATATTTGACTGGCCCGAGCGCTCCGCCGCACCGGATCCGGAGCCGTCGGATCTCCCCGTGGAGGTCTGATCCTCCCGCCTGATGATGGCACGGTGGCTCCGTGCCGAAACGGCCCGCGAGGGCCGTCGCGGGAAGCCGCAAAACTCATTTTTGGTGTTGACAACACGCTAACACTATGATAAGATAGTGTTAGCAAAAAACCAACTGAACAGGAGGTATTGAAGTTGGCGAAGGACTTTTGGGAAGCGCGCAAGCGCTGGCTCGACGATTGCCTCCAGGAATTCCTGGAGAAGTACGGCGATACGCTGTATGGCGGCCCCAGGTATCACCAATACATGGAGCCGCCAGAGGACGAAGAAGCGTGGTTGATTGAATTCGGAGATGACGGCACCGCCTACCCGCATGGGATCGGCGGGATCGCCATCATCAAGAACGCCGTGACGCCTTGGAATAAGTCTCCGCACTATGTGGAGTAACGAACCCGCCTGAAGAGGGCCCGGCGGCTCCGGGCCGAAACCGGGGCTTTGCCCCGGTCGCGGGAAGCCAAAAAAAAACTCATTCTTTGGTGTTGACAGTATGCTGGTACTATGATAATATGATAGTGCCAGCAAAAAACCAACAAGGAGGAGACGAACATGAATGAGATTTATGTCGTGAACCCGTGGACGGGTGTTTGGGTGAAAATCGCCCCGGAGGAGGTCACACCTGAGAAACTAGAAGCCATGGCGCCGCTCATGGACGACGAGGCCCGCGAGGCCGCGCACAGCGAGCACCCCGAGGATCCCGTGGCGTTTTGGCGGCGCTACGTGGAGATCGTCGGTCCAGAGGCCGCCGGTCTCGTGTGGTTTTCCTAAAAGAGGAGGGATTGATATGGCACGCATTATTGATGAGTTTGCAGAGGCCCTTGGGTTTGCGAGCTACGAGGAGCTTATGGAAGAGTCTGAAGTCATCTTCAGAGAAGGCGATATTCATTGGTATGTCACCCCGTTGCCCGGCGGACGCTGGGCGGCGTGGGATGACGCAGAGCGGCTTTCCCTGGATCGGGTGGAATTCTTCCTCACCCGCGAGGCCGCCGTCCAGTATCACCTGGACGCGGCCCGCAGCGCCGGGATCATCGTGGAGGAGTGATCCTCCTCCACTAAGCCCCGCAGCGCCGCCGCCTCCACGTGGCGCGGGGTGGGCGGCCTACAAGGCCGGCGAAGAGCGGCGAAACAACCAAAAAAGGAGGACCGACGCATGATGATGACAGAGTGGGCGCGCACGCAGGCCGCGGCACACTTGGAGACCATCGTCGAGCTTATCCAGCGCCTCCGCGCCGCGCAGGACGCGGGGGACGAGGCCGCAGAGGAAGCGGCCAGGGCGGAGCTCGACGAGCTGCCCCTGGAGGTCCTGGTCCGGAGCGGGTGGCGGCGGCCCGGCGAAGACGACGGGACGCCGGAGGAGTACCAAATCCTTCTTTCCACCGGCGGGCCCGCAGTGCGTATCACGGGCGTTCTGGGCCGCTACGGTGAGCCGACGACCGCGGTACTCCAGTACCAGGACTGGGGTACACCGTGGACGGAGTACCCCGCGGACGCCGGGGAGGCACGGGCGCTCCTGGAGTTCGCTCGTGAATTCTACTACGGGGGCTAATGCCCCCCACATGCCCCACGACGCCACCACCTCCACGCGGTGTGGGGCGGGCGCTCCTGCGGGAGCGGCGGAGAGTGGCGAAACAACCAAAACAGAGGAGGAGATCATATATGAACATCATTAACCTTACCCCACACGCTTTGAACCTCGTCACCGACTCGGGCACGGTTACGATTCCGCCGTCCGGCACCGTCGCCCGCGTGTCGGTGACGCGGGAGTCTGCCGGGACCGTCACCGTGGGCGGTGTCCAGGTCCCTCTGTACCGCGCCACATACGGCGCGGTCGAAGGCCTCCCGGCCCCGGAACCCAACACGCTGTTTGTGGTGTCGGCGGTCGTCGCGGCGGCCGCACGGGACCGCACCGACCTGGTGGTCCCGGACGATTTTGTCCGCGACGACCAGGGCCGGGTTGTCGGGGCGCGCGGGTTGGCGTTCCCGGCGTGACACGCCGGGGACACGAACGG